AGCCTTTTTTGTTCGCTTATCTTTCTCTGTACTCCGGCCATTTTGTTATGAAACTCGCAAACCGGGTTCAACAACCTTTTATAAACCTTGTAAGCCATGACGCGATCATCTGGACTAGACTCCATGTATGCCTTATGTGCCAAGCTTGCTGGCTTTACGATCTCATCGTACTCAACCTCCATCTTCTTCAACTCCACCTGCAGATCCTCAATTTGGTTCTCAACCTTCGTTACGGCCTTGTGAAATCGTGACGTCATTTTTACCGGTGCTTATCCAGTTTGTTGGATCATTGAAATCCATTTTATCGGCGACGAGTGGAGCGGTTCCTGCGAGTGCGACGACCCTGTCCGTGAGCCTTCTTCCACTTCTTCAGAGATCCCTTGTACTTACGCTTCTGGCTCTCGAAATTGTCGGGCAGCGCGTAGTGGGGCTCGGGGTGCATATTCTTATCCTTCCGCTGCTTGCGCGTGAAGGAAGACACGGCGTGAGGGTGTTGGGGGCGGCGCGATTCAGGCATTTATCTTTTACGCATAAAAATTTACGTCACCGGAGGTTCCTTAAGAACCTACGTCTACGCCTTCTTGACGAAGTGGACCTTCAGGAACGACTGGAGGTTCAGGTACGTCACCTCATCCTTGTCGCCAACACGGAGGAGCTTGGCGAGGGCGGCGTTCGGGAGGATACGGCGCTTGAACGACGGGTCGAAGCACGAGTGCGACTTGACGTACTCGCTGATGAACTTCGTCACCTGCGTCTGCGAGCGGGTCTCGCCCGACTTGAGGCCCATGAAGTGGCACAGCTCGTCCGTCAGCGGGCGCTGAACCAGGAAGGCGTTGTTCGCACGGCGCTTCTCGTAGGCCGCACGCTGCTCCTCCGTCATCGTCGACGGGTCAACCTTCTTCTTCTTCTTGGAATCACGGGCCTCACGCTTGGCCGTCTTGGCCGCCTCCTGGACGGCACGGACGGCATCACGGACCTTCGTGCTCAGCTCCGAGCTGAGCGACTTGAGCTGCTCGGCGAGCGCCGCCAGCTGGGTCTCCGACGAGGTCGTCGGGGCGGGCGCCTCCGTCGAGGCGGCGGCGACAACAGGCACCGTCACCTCAACCTTGGCGGGCGTGGCGGTCTTCGCCGCCTTGGGGGCCTTGGCGACCTTCGGCTCGGCAGCGGCCTTGGCGACCTTGGGGGCGGGGGTGGCGGCAACAGGGGCGGCGACGGGGGCAACGGACTTCGGGGCATCCTTCTTGGCGGCAGGCATCTTGTTTGACTTAGAAACAGAAGAAGAGGACGACATCTTTAACGCACTGGTATACTCTTACCATCGGCGGTCATGTAAGCCCTTTTCTTTTCCACAAACGGGGGAGGGGGTCGTTTTGAGAAAGTCAGCATCCGTTCCTTGGCGCCGAGGTAGTATGCATGGTAGGCTAGGACGGGGTCGGCATTCTTATATTCGTCGGGCATAGCCATTCGGAAGGGTGTACGATCTACACTGGGTAGTGGAGGGAAGTTGTCTGAGAGCCAATTGATGTGCTCTTCGGTCTTGTGCGACTTGCCATAGCGGAATGTGTATTCCCGACAGAGGCAGAGACCGAGGTCGGAGAGCCAGCGATAGTTTTCAACCGATTCACGAACCCAAATCGCACAAGGATGATTAGGATGAGTCTTGCGATAGGCATTTGCTGGAAGATTGTCTGGATCCAAGACCCAGTGAGCTGTGTAAAGTAGTTGTGCAGTTTCAAGAATCATCTTGACGACATGTTTGTCGCAATGATACTCGGCGGCTTCGCTCGGAATGATAGATAACACGAAGATATTCATGGTGTAAATTGGTAAGACATGGCAAAAACGTATTCGTTTTTAACAACGATAGATAGCAGACATCACATTAAAAACATCAATGTATGGATCCTTCTTAACGGTAACAATTCTCGTAAGAAGTCTCACAGAGTTAATTGTGTAGGTTGGAGTGTTTACATGGGTCATTCGGGGCTCCAACATAAAGTTTGAATAAACTCTTGCAGAGGGGATATCATCACGAATGAAACTCCACATTGCGATATGAGACGCCTTGCTGAGACGAGTGAGCTGATTCAGGGTTACATCGGTAAATCCATTATCTACAAACGCCTGACATACCATCGTCCATCGTGTGGTCATACGTTCCTGTGGATCAATTGGTTCTGGAGGATTCAGTAATCTACGGCGTCCTCTCATTGCCCACATCTCCCTTAGACGCTTTCGGGTTTCTGTTGTTAACGGAACCTTTGTATACGGATTGGAGGGTTCGATAGATTTCAACGACCAAACCCAAATAGACCCAAAATCAAACCACCAAGTTTTGTCGCCCTCTACAAATGCAAAGTAGTCAAACGGATACTGACGGGTACTTTCTTCACAGGTGACCAGCTCCTCATCATTTGCAAGACCCTTACGTTTCAACACCCCTGGACCTGCGAGTCGCAAATGACTGCGAACCAACCAACCTCGTGCAAGAGCCTGACACTTCACGACACGTACATCCTTCTCACGTACGTCCTTCCAGATCTCTACGTGTTTTGCCTTGGCATGTGTTCCACAAAGTGAATGTCCGAATATAGTCTTATTAGGACATTGTTTTGTTGTGCCCTTCTTCTTGACTGCTGCACAACGAACCATTACCTTTCTTACGATAGTTCTTGAAAATAGAAACATGCGCGGACAAAATGGATCTACAGGTAGCCAGCGTTATAGGATCACACAACCAGAACAAAATGTCCGTCACTGCCATCATCAACGCTTCCAACCTCGACATCAACAAGGTCAGCTTCGCCGAGATCCGTGCTAACAAGAACAATGGTTCTAAGAGCGTAGGGATCAAGTACAACGGTCAGAACTTCCAGATGCGTATCCCCAAGCTGCAGTATCCCATGGGCGTCTCAGTCAAGGAGACTGAGAACGGTACCAACTACACGATGCTCGCCAGCCTCCGTGGCTGCGACTCATACGCTAAGGAGCGTGCGCCTCCTGAGGCGGGTGAGATTGGTCAGATGTACAACTTCCTCAAGGACCTCGAGGAGAAGATCATCAAGACCGCAACCGCCCAGTCCAAGACCTGGTTCGGTCGTGAGCGCAAGGAGGATGTTCTTCGTGACAGCATGAAGACCATCGTGAGCCCGTGCGTGGAGAAGCAGGGTTCCGAGTGGGTCCCTTGCAACAAGTACCCGCCGAGCTTCCGCATGAAGGTTCCAGTCTACCCTGACCAGAACGGCGTGCCCAAGGTCAACATGGATGTTGTTGACATGGCGACTCGCCCGATTGCGGTCAACACGGAGAACCTCCAGCAGGTCTTCCCTAAGCGCATGGAGGCTCGCTTCATCGTCAGCCCGAGTATCTACGTCTCGGGGCAGGGCTTCGGAGTGACGTGGCGAATCTCGTACGCTCAGGTGTCTGCTCAGTCTCGGGTGTCGGCTGCCGAGCTGTTTGAGGCAGAGGATGAGCCTGAGGATGTTCCTCAGGTGGCACAGGTTCCTCAGGCTGAGGAGCAGACTCAGGAGGAGCAGGTGCTTGAGCAGGAGAGTCCATCGGCGCCTCCTGCACCAGCTCCTGCACCTGCGCCTGCAAAGCCGGCTCGTCGTCGGCCGGTGGGTGCGGCGATCTAAAGCCGAGCAGCTCCCAAACACGTGAACCCGTAGGCGGTTCACAAACATACAAATCATCATCAATAAACACAATTTTTTCCTTGTCTGGGAAGCTTATACGGAACACCGTGTCTTCGCAGGTAAAGGTCTTGAATGACTTGATTCCACACTTTGTACATGCATGAACATTCGGAGGGTTGAGAAGTGTCTCAACGGTTACGATACGGCAGTCTCCATGTAGACATGGCTCTAGTACCGTTTCGGGAGTAACCCATCCTTCTGCAAAGAAGCGCTCGGTCGTAGCCAGAGGCAGAACACTCCAAAGGCTCTGCTCACTTGTCCATCCCTCCTCTTGCAAGAGCGTTGCAAAGGGATTGTCATGGAACCACAGGATCCTAAAGTCAGCATGGTTGCTGAGCGAATGCTCTACAAGACCTACTCGGGTCAGGTCTTCATCATATAACCAATAAACATTTGCGTGAGTGTATTGTATATCACGGGATCCCCGATATACATCACGTTCATCCATGTTCCATAAATCTGAAACTACATCTACATCATGTTCAACGATATCCCTGGAAAGATCCGTGTACAAGACATTCGGATCCAGGATTGACTGCATTACTCAAACGACACAACAACTTTAACATCATGATGACGCACTGCCTTTGTTGCGGAACGACTGAGTTCATGACGCTTACGACGAGCACCATCCTCAGTTGTCTTGGGTTGGATTGTGGTGGAACAAGCCTCCATATCTGCGTGAACCGCATCATAGTTGTCCTCAAGATACTTCAGGACATCATCCTGGATTGCCCACTCAAAGAAGTTGAGCTGTCCAACCGTCGTGTCCATACCCATAAACTGGATACGCTTCCAACGGCAGAAAGGATCAAACATCTTTTTGCTATACGCCTTTAGGTGAGACTTGTAGGCGAGGTAGACAATGACATGCCGCCCCCCGACCACATACGAAACATTGTGCTTCTTTGCGTAATTGGTCACAAGCCAGTCCAAAAGACGAAGGCTGATGCGAGACTCTCCTGAGAGGATTGTTTGGACTTTCTTGAGATGCTCCTGATTGGAATAGAAGCCCTCCAAACGATGGAGGACCCAATGATCACGATTTTGAATGACTTCCATTTGTATTCTTAGTTCGGTATTCTCGCTTAAAGTGGTTGGGTAGGATAAAGATAAATGGCTGCAGTTGATGCTCCCACGACCATCATCGATCCGAATGCGACATTTACCGAGAAGCCTGTGGAAGACCGAGCGCTGAGTGTAGGAACTGCAGTTTGCACTGGAGAGGTTCTTGATCGTATCCGGGAAGAAGGCGGGATCATGGAAGCCACTACGCCCGGTCTTTTTATGATGCCTGAGGGTGACAAGGAGTATCGCACATTCATTGAGATGCTGCGGGACCAGCCACCGCTCCCTGATCCTGTCTTCAAGCCTGGCGATATCTTGCCGACAATTGAGGATGCTGGATTTCCTCTGGATCAGATGGATGAGTACGATAACGAGTTCAAGAAGATGTATGAGGATATGTTCAGTCGGACATCTGAAATGGGCGTGATGGGTGCTGGAGATTTTGAGGCACGACTACGAGCCCTTCAAAACGAACTTTCGGAGAGCAAGGATATAGACAGCAATGGAGGAGGCACTGTCCTCACATCTTCTGGAAAATCGTCCGTACACTCATCTGAACATCCGACTACGCCAGTTCATGGTCCTGTGCCGCTCTTTGCGTCCGGAAGTTTCGTACACCCAACTGAAGAGGGAAGTTATGAAGCTGGTGCAGAAGCTGATGATGAGCGATGTGGGTCGCCTGTGGATTCGTGATCGGTGTTTTGAGCGAGTGATTCGGCTGTTTGGCAAGAACGATCAGAGAACAGATGCGTGGCTGAACCAGCGTGGCACAATGATCACTGCCTCTGAGGTCTCTAAGGTCTGGACGTCTGCTGCGTCTCGCCTTGAGCTGCTCACAAAGAAACTTGAACCGCCTGTGAGGGCAGAGGGTTCAAATCCTATTGCTGCGTTGATCTGGGGAACTCGGTTTGAGCCTGTAGCAAAGAAGATCTACGAGGATAAGACTGCGTGCGACATTATTGACGTAGGGTGCTGCCGACATCCGGTCCACAGCTTTCTGGGTGCTTCTCCTGATGGGCTTATTGTTCCCCGATATGCAGATTCCGATCCTTTGCGTTATGGGCGCCTGGTCGAGTTTAAGTGCCCGATGAGCCGTGTTCGCAAGGAGGAGATCCCGATCTACTACGTGGACCAAATGCAGATGCAGATGGAGTGCACGGGGATTGACGAGTGCGAGTATGTTGAGTTTCGGTTCAAGCAGCTTAACTTTACGGCGTGGGATGAGAGCACTCTCAAGAAGGGTGTCTTTGCAGTGGATGAGAAGGAGCGGGTTGACTACAAGCCCGATGACCTTGACCTCCATGACTGGCAGTGTGCGCTGGAGGGTGATCAGCAATATGTCTATTGGGTTCTCACGGATATCAAGGAGGATTTTGTTCCCAAGGATCCTAACTGGCTACCTAGCCACCTGCCTGATATGAAGGCATTCTGGGATGATGTTGTTCGTCATCGTGAGAACGGAACCAAGCCTGAGCCGCTTCCATCTAAGATTTTGAGCATCGATATTTGATCCACTGCCAATACGAAAAACGAGGAGCAGCAAACTTCTTATTCCATTCGTCAATCGTAAACTGACTACCCATGCTCAGATTACAACGTGAGCAAATAGGGATGAGATTCTGGACATCTGTTTTTCCACCTTTGGATTCAGGAATATTATGACCACATTGAAAATCAAACACGTTCATGGTATTCGTACACCACGAGACCTTGCACTTGGTTTGAAACTTGGGTCCAACATGG